GATATAATAGTGAACCAAACAAATGTTCTGAATATAAAAGAACGGATGATCTGTAAGGGGGAAATAACATGGCAAAGAACATGAAGGAAGAAGATAGTTTTAAGAATGAATTCCTCAATGAGGAAGATGTACTAGTAGAAGTCAAAGTCAGTGACGATGAAGGAGAGGTATGGACCAGGCGAAAAATTAGTATGGTCGCCGGTTTAAATGAATCAGGGCTTATGGCTGGCGAAATGTTTCAGTTTGGTGGCGAAAAGTATAGGGTTTTAAACGGTGAAGATGGGTTAATAGCTGAGCCGCTAAAAGCCCCAGTTAGCGAGAAGAGATCGTCGAAGAAAAAGTAGGGAATAAAAAGCAAGGAAGCCCGCCCACCCCGACAAGAGTTCGCGGACTTCCTTCTAAAAAACACACTTCCAAGGAAGAGGTTTCTATACTTCATTATATCCAAAATTAACCTCTTTCAGCAAGTGGAAAATGAAGGAGAATTGAGATATGTTTGAGATTACATTGAAAGACGCTAGGGAAAAGAAAGGGTATAGCACCGTGGTAGTAGCAAACCATTGCGGGATTAAAGAAGAACGTTACAGGGAATATGAGGACGATTTTGGAAAAACTCCGGCAAGGATTGCCTTTGCAATATGTTCCTTATTGAGAGTTAGTTTAGACAGTATTTATATAAGTGAATAAGAAATAAGAACCGAAGCCCTAAAGCCTCGGTTCTTATTTTATCATTTATGTGTGTAAAAATGTGTGTACGGTAATTTTTAAAGTGGTGCGGTCGAGAGGACTTGAACCTCCATGCCCTTGCGAGCACTAGAACCTGAATCTAGAGAAGTGTCATAGCTGACCCTGCATTATAGCCGATATCTTGTTTCTTCCTATATATTTAAGCACTCATTAATTTATACTTAGTTTGTATATATTTATGACACTAATTCACTTCTGCTACCTACGTGTGTGTGTATAATGTGTGTATATACGGACAAAAAAAGAAGCTCGGATATCTTATCCTAGCTCCTTACCTCCTGGCTTTTCAGCTTTCTTGGAGAATACTCCTTCGATAACGACGGATGCCTGGCGATCCATGTCAGTGAGTACGTGTTGATATATTTCCCTAGTTGTTTGTACTTGGCTATGCCCCAATCTCCCTGAAGCCACCTTATCCGGAACTCCGTACTTCATCATGATAATTGCATTGAAGTGTCTTAGGTCGTGAAAACGCATATGAGGCAAGTTGTGTGTATCCAGGAGATTGCTAAAGTGTTTACTATAGGCATCGGGTTGAAACTCACTGAAAATCAATTCCGGCACAACCTTAAGGGTTGTTAGATATGTACTGATCGCGTCTGTAACGAAATTTGGAACAGAAATTGTCCTCGCACTTGTTTCGTTCTTTGGTTTTTTAATTATCCATTTTCCGTTAAATCTAACTTTAGTCTGGAAAATTGTTAATCTGTAGTTTATCGTATCAACATCAATAAATCTTAGGCCAAATATTTCTCCCCTTCGTAAACCACAGATACCAGCTAGTAAGATGAGGACTCCATCAAGCGTTGCCTTTGTCCCTTCCAGCAAAGCCCCAAAGCTCTCCTCCGTACAAATAACCGGCTTGTATTTCTTTTTCTTTGGCTTCTTAACGCCTTGGCATGGATTATATTTTATAGTCCGGTTATTGATAGCGTCCTCAAATGCTCTATTGAGGAAACAATGTAATTTACCTATGGAATTCACTGACAATCCCTTTTTGGTCTTGCCATTTCCAAGATCAATGTCTTTCATTTTTTCGTTGTAAAACTCTTGAATCTGCATAGGCTTTATTTCTTTTATTTTAAAATTACCAAAGAATGGGTTAACGTGTACTCTTGTATACATTTCATAAAGTTCGCGAGTGGTTTCTTCTAAATTCTCATCGGCATATACCTTTAACCATTTTTTTAGATATTGTGCCATCGTATCATTAGATTCGTTGAGATATAAGTTGTTGTTTATTTCATATTCCAAATCTGTAATCTTAGCCTGGAGCTCTTTCCTTTGCTGAGCTGGTGTTTGGGTAGGGTCTCCGTAAAAAGGTTTTTGTCTACGTTCCCCGCCTGGGCCCCTTGGAAGTTCGACCACACCCCGATAACGCTTCCAAGCGTATGGGCCAGACTTTTCGACAAATATACTTCCCATTAATTACTCTCCCTCCTCTTCTGGTGAATTCAAGAAGTGTAAATAGCGAACAGCCTCCTTTTTCTTGTTTTCATCCAATGTAGAAAATAACTCTTGAATTTTTTCTATCACAATCGGTTGCCTATCATCCGTAAACCCGAACAAATAATCAAGGGATACTCCAAAATGGTCAGCAAGTTTCTTCAATACCCTCAATCCTGGCTCACTAGCACCGCGTTCGTATTTTGAAAGAAGAGATTTTGAAGAGCCAATAAACTGTGCAACCTCTTCTAGGGATTCATTTTTCTCTTTGCGAAGATCCTTTAATTTGCCTCCGATGTTTTCCAACAGTTCCATTTGTAAGCCCTCCTTATATATATTATTATACCTATAAAGTGTCATAAGTAAACACTTTTAATAACAAAAGTGTCATAAAGCATAAATATATTTATTGACATAATTCGCAACGAGATGTATTATAAAGGTGTCATAGGTGACACAGAGAGGGGGGATGAGAGAGTGGCAATCAAAAAGAAACGGCCTAATGCAAGCCTTAAGGCGTTGCGGGCTTCATATGGTTTATCAATGTTAGCTATGTCGAAAATACTCGGTATTTCTGAAACATCTTACATGGCTAAGGAAAACAACAAGCGGGATTGGAGATCTTCAGAAATGTTCATGATGAGGAAGTTTTTTAAATTATCACTGGATGCAATTTTTTTTGGAGAAGAAGTGTCATAGATGACACAAATCGCCTAGTTTGCTAAAAAGAGAGCAAGGAAAAAGGAGGGCATATGAAATGGAACAAGTCGAAATTAGGACAGATAAAGTAAAGGGACCTTGCCAGCGCTGCGAGAACAAGGAATGCGCATCGAACAAGGTCCCTCAAACGGAATGTGACTGTTGCATTATAACAGCGAGTCAGCCATTAGGAAAACAACTACTGGCATACGGGGAGACTAATTAGCAGTATAACGCTTCCAAGGTATTCTACCCGGATCAGTATTAGCAAGGAACCCAACTATATCTTTTCTTCCATAATATTTTGGCGTGCCGCTTGAATCTTGAGACATTAGAATAATCGGCATACGTGGAAAAACGGTGCTAAAAGACCTTTGGGCACTTTCCCTATCAGTACTATTTTGTAGAACATGTTGTTTTACAACAACGATAGCAAAAGTGATTCCTTGTTCCTTAATAACGGCACCATCAATTTGATAACTCATAACATTCACCTCTCTTCGCATCGACATAGTTAGTCTGGACAACTACCATTTCGACACGATAGAGGGAAAACCTGTAAATATTTCAAGGAGGAACTTATGAGCAATTTAATTCCAATCGAATACCAAGGCCAAAGGATTCTAACCACCGAGCAATTAGCTAAAGCGTACGAAACGGATAACAAGCACATTTCAGAGAATTACAGCAACAACGCGAACAGATATGTTTCCAACAAACACTTCTTTAGGGTTTCAGGAGAGAGCCTGATTAAGTTCAAAGAAGGGTATCCGAAAATTCCCGATACCCTTAAATTCACATCAGTCCTCTACCTCTGGACCGAAAAAGGAGCATGGCTCCATGCCAAATCTCTCAACACTGACAAGGCGTGGGAAGCATACGAAATGCTGGTTGATGATTATTACGCGATAAAGCAATCAGTCGCCCCCATCCAAAACCTCAGCCCCCAACTTCAACTACTAATCTCCATGGAACTCAAGCAAAACGAAATGCAAAAGGAGATAGCTGAAAACAAAGAAGCAGTGCAAAGCATCCGCGATGTCGTATCCCTCAATACCACCAGCTGGAGAACCGACACCTCAACCCTGATCACTAAGATGGCACGGTCGCTAGGCGGGCTTGAACATATCAGTGATCTACGAAAAGAAAGCTACAAACTCCTAGATACCAGGTTTGGAGTAAGCCTTGAAATCAGATTAACGAGAAAGCGCGAAAGGATGGCGTTAGAAGGGGTTCGTAAGTCGAAGCTCAATGCACTCAACCACCTGGACGTGATCGCAGAGGACAAGAAGTTGGTAGAGGGCTATGTGGCGATTATCAAGGATATGGCGATTAAATACGGGATTTGAGTTTATCCGGTGCTGGTCGCCGAGGATTCAGTAAGGAGGAAATTATGAGCTGTAAATGTGCTACCTTCAATCCTGATGATGGACGCTATGAATGTTCGGTTAGCGGTAGCGGATGTATGTATTTAATGCCTAACTCTAAAAGATGCGCCAAGGAATACGGAGAAGGACCTGACGTAAAAGATCAAGCAAGCGGGGAGGAATGAACCCCAATGATCAAACAAATCCTCGAGCGAACCACCGGCCCGCTAACGACATCCCAATTCCACGAACTCATGGATCTAACCACCACGGACATCCTTGTCAACGGCATCGGCTTCGGGAGATTGACCAGCCTTGGCAATGTGCTCCAAGTGGCAGAGATTAGTTTTCGGATCCTGGAACGGTGTAGGGCAGCTTAAGAATTTGAGGGGAGGCTAACAAATGTTAGAACCAGCGTTAACTCCAACTTGCAAATGCGGACAACCAATGACCTTTAAAAAAGGCGTAATCAAAACCAAATGTACTAACCGACAATGCGGTATGACGTGGGAGCGTAGGCCAGACGGATTTTGGGCAATCGGAAACTTAACAACTTTATTTACCCCAATTTTCTCAAAGGAAAAGGTTTGTTCGGTCAGATCGCGCAAAGATCGCTACTCGAATTACCCAAAGGCCAAGCGCAAAAATGGGAGAAAGGCGGGATCAAGATGCTAAAGAAGATCGCAAAGGTTGTTCTCCAGCAGCTGCTTAAAGTTGATTGGCTCAAGTCCAAAGTAGGATCACTCAAAAAGGCTCAGGAAAAGCGTCAAGATAACATTCTCTTTGCAAAGATCATGCACGCTGGGAGATCGGTCAGAGACCTCGATTCTATCAACCAAGACACTTGTGACATCTTAAGAATCGTGGAGAGTGACGGGCTGTTTGTGGATTACCTGGGCGGGAATGTGGTTGGCCAAGGGTATGTAAATCCAGCGTTCATAGATTCTGTAAATTGGGGAGGGATGAAGAATTGAAAAATCCAAAAGCACCAACCAAATCCCAAAAACTCCGCATGAAGGCACTTGGTCTAATCCCCGAAAACTGGCTCATATCCAAGAACAGCACGACAGAGTTTGTTGTTGTGCATCGGGTGAGCGGAGAAGTCCGGAGGCTGGGAGCATGAATCAAATATATTGGATCGGTTTCGCTAGAGAAGCAGGAAGAAGCAACCTACACCATCTATTCACGGCAAACGTAAAGGTCATAATGGGCGATCTTAGCACCACATCGGACGAAAAGGTAATCGAGATTGCCAGGGAGTTGATACGCATGGATAGGACCGAGATGGACGATTCCTTACCGATGGACGTGAAAAAGCCCCTGCTGCAAACAGAGGCCCCAAAAGAAAATTATCACCTAGATTGTAACATAGATTGGACCGAAATTAAATCATCTGAGAAAGCGTGGACACAAGAGGCATTAGACAATGCGATCATTGGCATAGATTTGGCTAAAGTTGAATCCCTACTAGACTTCCCGCTGATCGAACGTGGACCATCGTGTAAAGAATGTAATTGCTTTAAGTGCAACAAGATGCCTGATTGCCACATTCTATTTCCGACCGCTCAACACTTTTGCGAGAAGATATGCGGCGGAAAGATCGGTGTTGCCAATTGCGAGTATAGACCAAAAACAGAACCTATGTGGACCTTGGATGAAATTATGAAGAGAGAGGGTTAAGTATGTTTGTAAAACACGTTGCGGTTAAAACATTTTGCGGAATAACTGAGCGAACAGTTGACCTTGGAAAAGTTAATTATATATCAGGACGAAAGGGATGTGGCAAAACATCACTCGTGGAGGCGATTCAAAAAGCCTTTACTAACAAATCTGAACGAACCGAAATCGTCCATCACGGTGAGGAAGAAGCGACGATCTTCATTCAAACCGACACTGGGCTTGAGATTGACCGCAAAATACGCAGCGGAGGAAAGGCCGATTATTTCAAGCTTAAGAAGCCTGGTGAAGCCATCCCCAGCACAGAGAAATATCTTAAGCAGTTTACCAGTGGCGATCTTTTCAAGCCCCTTGAATTTATAGGAAAGAGTCCAACCGAACAGGCAAAAATAATCCTTAATCTCTTGGAGATTCCCTGGACCATGGCCGACATATCAAACTGGTTTGGAGAGATCCCGGACTCTGTTAATTATTCAGCTCACATCCTCCAAGTGCTCGGGCAAATCGTCGCTTATTACTACGGCATAAGGGCCGCTAATAATCAAGAAATCGATGTCCTTAAAGCTCAGATCGCTGGCTATCGAAACGAACTCCCTCCGAACTATGACGGCGAGTTCTGGCGCGAACAAAAGGTTGCTGAGGCTTATAAAAAGGTAGCTGATGCCGAGCTGATCAATAAGCAGATAGATAGTGCCAAGAACCTGATTGAAGGGCTAGAAAGCCGTATTGCAATAATCAGGGCGGAGGCTGAGACAGAGAAGCAAAGCAAGATTAATCAGATGAATCAAAAGCGGAATGAGATCAAGGAGTTTAAGGCTTTTCTTGAAAATAAGATCGTTACTGCGCGGGAAACTATTGCCCAATCAGATGCAAAAATAAAGCAATCTGAGGATGCTTTAGACTTGGAACTTGAACGCAAATTGCAACAATTAAAAGATGAATATGCAATTAAAAAGCAAGTAGCGAAGAGTTTAGTTAATGATGAAATAAACATGGCAGAACAAATAATCGTTAATTATCAACAATCTATAGCCACCAAAGACCAAGAGTTTTCCAACATTGACGAACTCGAAGAACAATCATTGACCGCCATTGACGAAAAAGCGGACGAGATGGTCAAGACTGAAGATGCCAAGGTGGGGAATGCTCAAAAAACACTTGACGGGATTGAACGAGTCGAAGTTGAACCCCTCCGTATTGCGGCAGATGAGGTCGCTAAGATGCAAAGCTATCTGCGAGATTGGGATTTGATGTCGAGTATGATCCGCGAGAAGTTGGCACCAAAAGAAGAGCTGTCCAAAACCCTTACTGCTCGAATAGAAAAGGGTCGCGAATTACCCAAAGAATTACTCAAGATTGCGGCGCTGCCAATCCCGGGAATCACGGTCGACGCTGACGGAAACATTCGGCAGGATGGAACGCTGATTGATGGGTTAAGCGAGGGAGAACAACTTGAATTAGCGTTTAGGGTTGCCAAGGCTCAGGCTGGAGAATTGAAACTTATTTGTCTGGACGGATGGAACAAGATTAATCCAAGTGACCGTGAGTGGATTGAGAAGGAAATTGCTGAGGATGAGTACCAGTATATTTTGCTTGAGACAACTGATTCGGACCTGACTATTAATATTGAGGGGGCAATTTAGATGAATGAAAAACTTAAAAGACTCTTGGAATTGATTAAATTATTCAACTCAGCCGGCGCGCTTGAGGCTGAGTTCGAAGCCTTTATCGGATATGAAGACCCAATCGAAACCGTCGATGAGCTAATCGAGGCCATGGAAGACGAAATTAGTTATTGGGAAATTGAGGAGGAATCCAAATGAGTAACAATGAATTCGAATTATCCTTACAGAAGTCAAGCCCACAGGCCCAAAGTACAGCCGTCCAAACCACAGTAGGAAGACATACCCAGGACATTCAGGGTCTAGTATTTATGGCTAAACAATACCCGCGTAATCAATTCGATTCGTGGAAGAGGATCAAGGAGGCATGTTCTCGCAAAACATTGGCCGAGGTAGCATCTTACACTTACCCGCGAGGCAATGACAGTATCACAGGTCCATCAATCAGGCTTGCTGAGGTCCTGGCGCAAAATTGGGGCAACATGTCCACTGGTGTAATCGAGCTTGAACAGAAAAATGGAGAATCCACCTGTATGGCCTTTGCTTGGGATCTCGAAACTAATTTCAGGGATGAGAAGATATTTACGGTGAAACATGAGCGTTGGGTTAAGAACTTCAAAACCAAGAAGCTCGAACCCAAGAAGCTAGAAGATCCGCGCGATATTTATGAGCTAGTGGCCAATATGGGGGCGCGCAGGAAGCGAGCTTGTATATTGACTGTAATGCCAAGGGATGTAATTGATTCAGCCATCGAGGAGTGTGACAAGACATTATCCGGCAACAATGCAGAACCAATCGCTGACCGCATAAAAAGGATGTTGGATAAATTCGCAACTTATGGCGTAACTCGCGAAATGGTTGAAAAGAGAGTTGGGCGCAAATCTGATTCCTTCACAGAGAAGCATATGCTTGAACTATTTAAGGTTTTTAATAGCATGAAGGATGGCATGGGTAAGCCAGAAGACTATTTTGAGGTGGGTAAATCCCCTGCTCAAGAAAGCGAAATCGATGCCGAATTTAGGGCAGCGCAAGAGCTTAAGGCCGAGAGTTTGAGGCTAGACGCTGAGCTTGCAGCCAAGGAGGAAGCTGATGCAGCTAAATAAAAGTAATTACTTTTCGCGGGAGGCCGAGCATGAATTCATGTCTCGGTCCCAGTACAAAGGATTCCTTGAGTGTGAGGCTAAACAAGTCGCTAAGTTAAACGGTGAGTGGGTTGACGAAGTTGGTATTGCGTTAATGGTCGGGAGCTACGTGCATTCATGGAATGATAATTCCAGAAGTGAATTCATTGCCGAAAATCCTGGTATGTTCAAGAAAGACGGGTCGCTCAAGGCTGAATATATAGGCGCAGACAAGATGATTGAATGCCTAAGAAAAGACGATTTCGCGATGTATTGCCTAGAAGGTGTGAAAGAGCAGGTAATGACGTTTGAAATGTTTGGGTGCTGGTGGAAAATCATGCTTGACGTACAGAACAATGAGCGCCGGAGGATAGTTGACTTAAAGACCACGCGCAGCATTACTGAGAAAGTTTGGGATGAGGAAACACGTAAAAAAGTATCTTTTGTTGAGGCTTATCAGTATCCGTTACAATCCGGTTTATACACAGAGGGCGAGAGGATATTCATGGGTAGGGCACCCGGAGATTGGTCAGAGTTTTTGATTGTGGCCGTTTCGAAGGAAAAATCGCCAGACAAGGCGATTATTAATATGACCGATCATGAGCGATTGGTTGAGGAGCTTGGCAAGGTTGAGGCGAATATGGCGAGGATTATTGCGGTGAAGGCTGGGATTGAGGAACCGATTAGGTGTGAGGATTGTGATTATTGCAGATCGACTAAAGTCTTAACCAAGGCAATCCATTATTCAGAGTTATAAAGGAGTTTAAAATTGTAATGAGCAACTCAAGTAAACCTTTATTAGACTCAGAATGGAAACCGGAGATTCATTATTGCGAGTTCAATAAGCACGAGTATTATGCCTTGATCGCGGTAAAAAAGACGCGACACTTTACGCAAGTTTACCAAAAAGCATATAAATTATATGTTGAAATTGTGGCTGGCGAGAGTGTTAACGAAATTAAGCAAGAAGGTCTATTTGACGAATTAACAAAAGATCAAGCATCGCTTAAATTCATGCTTATCGAAGAAAACCAAGGCAGAATCGTGAAGGAACTTGTTGAAATGTTTGAATCCATTGAGGACGCGGTTGTGTTGATTGATAGTTCTTTGATTTAGATTTAGTAAATACCAACCAATAAAGCGGGTGCAGCAATGGCAGACGTTCAAATCGACTCAGGTGAGTTTACGAGGATTGCAAATATCCTTCTTGAGAAATCCGCACAACTTCACCTGAACGGTACCCAGTATTCAATCATCTTGACTGTGTGGAGATTTACCTATGGATTTCAGAGGAAAGAACACGATCTATCGATTACCTTTATTGCTAATGCTACAGGAACCGTAGGAAGGGTAATCCGGAGGGAATTGAAAGTTCTCATTGACCGAAATATCCTTTTAGTCACAAAGCAAAGTACTAAGGCAGAATCCAGAATTTTGAAATTCAATAAGGATTTTGAGACATGGAATGAGGGGACTAAAAAGACCCCTCAAGAGCAGGGGACTAAAAAGTCCTCAGAGGACCAAATGGTCCCCTGTGAGGGGACTAATCAGTCCTCTCAGGAGGGGACTAAAAAGACCCCTAAGAAAGAAAGTAAAGAAAACTTAAAGAAAGATATATATATAGTCTTTCAACACTGGAATTCAAAGAAGATTATTACGCATAAAACACTCACTGATAAAATCGCAGGTCACATAAACGCGAGGCTTGAAGAAGGGTATTCGGTCGAGGAAATTATTGAGGCGATAGACAACTATCAGATTATCCTTACTGACAACATTCTTTACTTCTGGAGTTACAAATGGGGGCTGGGAGATTTCCTTGTTAGGGGGTTGGACAAGTTCAAGGGAGAGAGTGACCCATTTAGTAATTATGCAAACAAAACCAAAGGAGGAGCCAAGCATGGCAGCGGATCCAATGAAGTCGATAAGGGAAATCTTAAACCTTGGGAAACAGACCCCTACTGCATCGGACTCAAAAAATAAGTTCGGCACTTATTACACCGGCGCAAACTACAGCCTCAAGCCTATCGAAAAGATTCACAACTGCGATAAATGCCAGGACACGGAAATCGTAGTTGTAGGTCAAGATCCTCATGGGTTAATGATTTACGCTGAATGTACTTGCAAAGCTAAGAAGAATGCTGAGAGGAAGTTGAAATCATCGGGACTGAAAGCTCAGCAGCTCAAATACACGCTTGACGGATATATCGTAAACCGTGAAAACAAAGAAATGTGGTTAGGTGTAAAAAGATATCTGAGAGCATGGCCTGAGCTACTCTATTCAGATTCAGAGTCTAAGGGGTTCTGCCTCGTTGGAAATGCTGGGATCGGTAAGACAATGTTAGCTTGCATCATCGCGAAGGACATGCTGGATAAAGGCATTCAGATTGTATTCGTTTCCTCTGCTGACCTGCTCGCCGAATTGAAGGACGCAATGTTCAGCAAAAACGACGAGGGCATTGAAAAGAAGATGGATTATCTAGCAAAAGTGCAAGTACTGGTTTTGGATGATATCGGCAAGGAGAAGCCAACAGAGTGGGTCCAGAGTATGTATTACCGATTAATTGATATGAGGTACCGGAATAACTTGCTCACAGGATTCACGACCAATTATTATCCGAAACAGCTCGAGGAAAGATTGGGAGATTTCGGAGAGGCCACGGTGTCGAGGATTTTGGGAATGAGTAAGGAACATTTGCTTTATGCTAAGGATTTTGATCATAGGACGACGAGATAAGGAGGCGTGATTGTGAAAAGAGAGATTAAATTCAGGGGTAAAAGGATCGACAATAGCGAGTGGGTTTATGGATGGCTAGTCGTAGAATCAAACGGTACAGCATGGATAAGTAGATATTTCCATAAAGGGGAATGGGAACAAGTAGATCCTGAAACGGTTGGGCAATTAACTGGACTTAGGGATGATAGAACAATAAACGAATCAGACGTTCAAGATGTTTACGAAGACGACATTGTGCTTATTGTGGACGTAGGTGAACAGGGAACATCCGCGGTAACGTTCGAAGATGGACAATGGAGCGTTGAATACTGGGGAGAAAAAGAGGATTTATTTTACTTTATGGAGGAAGCCAGAGTTTGGGTTATTGGTAATATTCATGATAATCCTGAATTATTGGAGGTGGAGAAATGAGCATCGAAGTAAAAGCCTGGAAATGCGAAAAGTGTGGTAAATATTATCTAAATAAAGCTGCCACTGATGATTGCTGCAAGGATAAACCAGAGGTAGAAATAAGGACTTGTCGAGTCTGTGGATGTGTGGTTGAAGGACACGGGGTTATATGCCAAATCTGCCTTGATCAAGAACGCTTTACGAAGGCCAAAAAGGTCAAATACAGCGAGTACAAAGTAGGGTATCTATGGGATGAAAATACAGATAAGTACTTCGAGAACAAGGAAGCGCTTGAAGAAAAATATCTCGAAGATGCCGAGGACAGTGAGGACAAATTAATACCTGAATTTCCTACTTGGTGCTATGGATGTACGGAAACATTTTTCAGTATCGACATTGATTCTGCTATCGAGAATGCGCTAGAAGACATGTATGAGGATTTTGACGAAATTACCGACGAGAAGGAACTGCAGGATTTCGTCAAAGCATGGAACGCCAAGCAGAATGGAAAAACGTATAATGTCGATTACAAAACGGTGGTTTTGCTGAATGAATAATCATAAAGAAAGCGACGAACAGCAAGCCCTCTTCCAGTGGGCAAAAATGATGCAAGGCCAATACCCAGAACTTTCCCTGCTCCACGCAATCGGCAACGGAAACGGAAAACGAAATGTGATTCAAGGGGCCAGGATGAAGCGCGAAGGGGTTTTGGCAGGGGTATCCGACATAATGTTACCAGTTGCGCGGAACGGATGGCATGGGCTATATGTGGAGCTTAAGGTTAAGGGCGGTAGATTGTCAGATAGCCAGAAATGGTGGATAGCAGAAACGACCAAGCAGGGATATTTAGCGAAGGTTTGTTTTGGATGGGTTGAGGCTAAGGATGTCATTGAGAGGTATTTGGAGGAGGAAACAAAGTGACAAGGCATCATCTTAAAACGTGGACAGAACCTTTTCGGGCAACAAAATCAGGCCTTAAGCCATATGAATTACGCCTTAATGATCGAGATTACAAAGTTGGCGATACCTTGATATTGGAGGAATATTATCCTCATGACGGATCATACACTGGTGATCACTTGGAGAAAATAGTCACCTATATATTGGGTGAACCATTTGTCCAGAAGGGATATGTAATCATGTCTGTAATTGATGTGGATGTGAATGATTCTATCTCCCTCAAGCGAATGAACGGACTAACTCCAATAATCGAATCATGTACTATGAAACTGATCGAAGAATTAGGTGAGCTCCTTCAAATCATTGGCAAGGGAAATCAAATGAGTGGGGAATTACCAAGATTAAAGACAGGTGAAAGAAACCCTTTAAGACTAATCGAAGAAGCCTTTGACGTAGCCCAAAGCGCGGTAACGATGATTTATACTGTTGCGGATAAGTGGGAAATATCGGTTGATGAACAGAGGATGCTACATGAGAAAAAGCTGGTAGAAAAGGGGTATATGTTAAATGTTTAGGCCAATCTATGAGCCAAGGACACGAGCTAAGGAATACTCTGATCTAGCAATAAACATCTATACCGGCTGTAATCATGGATGTTGGTATTGCTACGCTAAGAAGATGCATGATCGTTGGCATCCGAATGAGGATTTTGCGAACGTTAAACCGCGTGAGGGAATCGTCGAAGCAACTAAACGGCAGTTATCGGGTGGTAAATACAAGGATAAAAAGATCATGCTTTGCTTTACGTGCGATCCTTATCCAGCACTCATTGACACGATGCCTACACGAGAAGTGATCATGGCCATCAAAGAAGCGGGAGCCCACGTTCAGATACTCACCAAGGGCGGGGATCGGGCGAGAAGGGATTTTGATTTACTTGGTTCTGGTGATAGTTTTGGAATAACACTGTCATGCTTATCGGATGATCTTGCAGAAATCAACGAACCATTGGCGGCATTGCCTAACGAAAGAATTGGAACACTTCAGAAAATATCAAAATTGGTTAATACTTGGGTAAGTTTTGAGCCAGTAATTGAACATGGCGAAGTCTTGCAACTCATAGAACATATTCCAAAGGTAGTTTCAAGTGGAACACTTTTAAAAATCGGAAAACTAAATCACCACAAAAGCAATATCAACTGGAAAGAATTTGGCCTTGAAGCAGAACGAATCTGTAAAGAAAAAGGTTGGAACTATTACATCAAAGAGGATCTAAGGGCTGAGATGGAATGACTAAAGAACAGATTAATTATTTAATCAAAATACTCCGAGAGAAGTACATTCCTATGGTTGACGTGAACGATCAGAAGAAAGGGGAATGAGGTTATGGACATTAAGTTATCGAAGCATATCTTGAGCAGAATAGAGAAAATCCATAGAAACATCGAAGAAAATGCTAAGTATGCAAAAGAAATAAACAAATGGCTTGAAAGGTTAGATCAAGAATTTAATGACCATGAATTGTATCGCTCTAATATTGTGAAAGGAGAAATCGTCAAGAAAGGAGATAAGGAATACTTAAAAGTAGATGGACAATCCTTGGCTGAATCCCAAAAGGACGGAACATACTGCCATCAGATTAATGACTATGAGGATTGTTATCACGGAGAGTATTACTTCAGGATTGACGATGAAAGATTTTTACAGGTGTTCTATGATTGCTAATCGTGGAAGGGTGATGCGAAATGAATTGTCCTAAAGAGCTACGCCAATGCCCGAACGGGTGGACTGATTGCTCATTCTGTGCCAATAAGCAAAGGTGCGATGATGGAACGTATGAGCCAGAGCCAGAACCAGAGATAGAAGAGCACGAACTAGAGGTTGACCTAGGGATTGTGATTGAAGTAGTCGAGGAGATACGACAAGAGAGTGTGCGCTGTACATGGGCGGAGAAGTTAAGCCAGATGTCCGAGGCTGAGCGATGGGCAGAGTATCGAAGATTTAGGCCACCAAACTTACTAATCAAGGAACCGCTTACTTGTATGGGTGGACCATCTGCTCCAGGTGGAGGGGGAAAGGTTAAGACTAAGAAAGACACTAAAGGGCATAAGCCAACTGCGTACAAATGGGGAGAATTCAAATAGTTAAGCATATCATATACTTGCAACGTTTGACAAGGTAGTGTATACTAGAGGTAACGGTTGTGCCCTGGACTATTTTTGGTCCAGGGCTACTTTCATGCCCAATCAGGCGCTCCATGAGGAGTGTCTTTTCTTATGCAGGATGCAGGTATTCCTCTTTCTTTCGCGAATCAGTAAAAGGTAGAAGGGGGAACCTTTAATGGAAATAACGGCGTGGATAGGATTATTAAGTGCTGGAGTTGTTTTATTTAGCGGACTATTTGGGGCATGGCTTGGTGCTAAAATTCAGAATAAAGGGGCCATGGACGCGATAGGGAAGCAAATTGAAAAAGATGAAGAAAAAAGAGCAAAAGATAAACGGGAACAGGATACATTTATTGGCCAAGTCATTACGAATTATTTATTATCCGAAATTGAGTGGAATTATAATATGCTGGATATATGGGGTAGCAAGGACTTGCCCATAGGACACAAGGTAGAATTAGGATATACTGAGTTTGAACAAGCAAAATATCTTATATTGAAGAATCCTAACGATCAGGTAAGACAAATTATTAAACTTTACGGCTTGTTTAAGGATATACAAGCAGCTAATCCAGATAGGCGTGATCCTGGAAGATTAAAGATATTGAGCCAGATAATCGAACAAAAAAAGATAATTGAAGATTTAACAAAAATAATGTAAGAGCCTTCGGGCTCTTTTCTTATGCCCGAATATAAGTGGAGGTGATCGCATTGGCTAAAAGAAAGAAAATAGAGTACGAACATAAATGTGAATCGTGCGGCTATATGCAACAACCAGATAAGGAACAGAGTAATGAGAATTGGACGGTTTATTTAACCACGTGTAGTAAGTGTGGAGGAAGGGTAAAGATGTCCATTATTTAATAAGTGGAGGTGCAGTTATGGAGAAGGAGAACCGATCGTGCAAGGAACATAAGCCAAGGTACAAAGGCGCTCTGCCTAACTGCGCCACATGTAAGAGATATGTAAAGGGTAAGTTGGCTAATGATGATTACGAAGAGAGTATTGCGTTTCATGCGTTTGATCGGATGATGCGGAGTAATCGAGGGGTTAGGATATGACAGGACCAACCATAACGGGGTGGATGTATCTGCATCCCTGGATGACGTTCTTTGTTCTGTTGGCGGTGGCTGATGGAGTGCCTTATCTGTTCGGGAAGAGACAGGGTAATGGCTAAGGAATGGGCACAGAAGTTCTATAAGGGTAAGGCATGGAGAGAGTGCAGGAAAGCTTATATTGCTGGTGTGTATGGATTATGTGAGACATGTAGGAAGAATGGGTTGGTTAATCCTGGCAAGATATTGCACCATACGATATACCTAACACCGATGAATATCAATGATCCTAATGCGTCCCTTAATCATGCGTTACTTAGATTCGATTGCCAAGAGTGCCACAATAAGGAGCACATGAGGGTTGATGATGCGGTTAGAGAGGGGTTAGCCTTCGATAATGAGGGTAACTTAATCCGGATATCCCCCCCATAAAAGGTGGTGGGGGTCGTTTTCCTTGGACCGTAGGTTGAACCATAAATACATACACAGGTCGCTCTATGAGGGGGTGTAGTCATGGCAGAAAACGAGATAGACGAAGAAACAAAGAAGTTTCTTAAGATAGAAAAAGATGCAAGGATCAAGAAAGAAATAAACAAACTTAAACGCTTATTCAAGGATATGGATAAAAGCACAATGGACACCGTTTCTTCGCTTATTAAGAACGCTGCATTCATGGCGATCACCCTTGATGACCTGCAAGAGACAATAAACCTCGAAGGGGCCGTGTCCGAATACAAGAATGGCGAGAATCAATTTGGCACAAAGAAATCCCCAGAGGTGGAGATTTACACCAGTATGATTGAAAAATATATGAAAGCAATCAAACAACTATCTGATCTGCTCCCGAAACAAGAACAAAAGCCCAAAAGCGATGGGTTCAATGAGTTTGTGGCGGGGCGTGAGGATATTGATTAAGTATCCTAAAGACTACAACCCCATAAGGGAATACTGGGAGCTAATCAAAAGCGGTAAAGAGATCGTCCCGGATAAGATCCGTAGAACATATAAAAAGCTAGTTCAAGATTTAGACACTAAAGTAAGTGAGTATTTCTACAGTAATTCAAGAGCGAACCACTTTATTGAGTTTACAGAGAACTTCTGCAAACACTCTAAGGGAAAAATGGGCGGCAAGCCCGTCATTCTAGAGTTGTGGGAAAAGGCTTTGCTTGCCACGGTGTTTGGATTTATAGATATCGAGGGAAACAGGAAATACCGAGAAGCAATCCTAATCGTAGGCAAGAAAAACGGTAAATCATTAATCGCTTCATGCGTTGGCCTATATCTCCAAGTTGCAGACGGAGAGGCGGGGCCGGAGGTTTATGCAGTAGCAACCAAGCGCGATCAAGCAAAGATCATTTGGGGAGAAGCAAAACGCATGGTGCGTAAATCTCCCGCACTTCAAAAGAGAATCAAGACATTGGTAGCTGAGTTGGTTAGTGATTTCAATGACGGTATATTTAAGCCCCTGGCGAGTGATAGCGACACGTTGGATGGCCTGAACATTCATGGGATTCTAATGGATGAGTTCCACCAATGGAAGAACGGAAAGCCCTTATATGACATCATGGCTGATGGTGTATCCGCTAGAGAGCAACCATTAAACTTTATGACCTCCACGGCGGGAACTATCAGAGAGGATATATACGACCAAAAATATGATGAGGCAACACAGCTTATAAATGGATATTTCGACGAAGCGGGCTACAAGGACAACAACCTTGTAGCTTTTATTTATGAGTTGGATTCAAGAAAAGAATGGACAGATCCTAAGTGCTGGAAAAAGGCAAACCCAGGGCTAGGAACAATCAAGAATGAGAAGACACTAGCCGCGAAAGTTAATAAAGCAATGTCAAACCCTATGCTAGTCAAGAATCTTGTGTGTAAAGAATTTAATATTCGAGAAACTTCGTCCGAGGCATGGCTGACCTTTGAGCAGCTAGATAATACAGAAACGTTCGACATTAAAATCTTGAATCCGAAGTATGGAATAGGCGGGGCCGACCTATCAAGCACAACTGACTTAACCGCAGCATGTATTTTGTTCATGTTACCCAATGATCCAAAGATATACGCCATGTCCATGTATTGGTTGCCGGAGGATCTACTGGAGAAGAGGGTAAGGGAAGACAAAATAAGGTACGACCTTTGGCAAGAACGAGGATTGTTAAGAACTACGCCCGGAAACAGCGTCCATTATAAGTACGTGGTGGAGTGGTTCTTAGAAATGCAGAATGAGTCCGGAGTTTATATTCCCTGGACCGGATACGACTCTTGGAGCGCTAAGTATTGGGTGGAAGAAATGAAAGCGAACTTCGGAGAAGAATCCATGCTGCCTGTTATCCAAGGAAAAAAGACATTGTCTGGCCCAATGAAACTACTAGGTGCCGACTTAGAGAAAAATATAATTATCTACAACAATAACCCAATCACAAAATGGTGTTTGAGCAACACGATGGCAGACATCGACAGAAACGATAATATCCAGCCAATAAAGACAAGCCATCAGAAACGTAGGATAGATGGAATGGCGGCAATGCTTAATGCCTATGTAGTTTTGCAGGATAAGCAAACGGATTACGGCAACATGATCTAGCTGAGAGGGGGTGAAAACTTGGGATTACTAAGCAGGTTCTTCAACAAAAGCGCAACGACAACACGGTTTGAATTGATAACCGACAAGGGCAACGGCTTCTATAACTGGAATGGAAACTTATACAGATCCGATGTCATAAGGGCATGTATTCGTCCTAAAGCAAAGGCCATAGGGAAGTTAGCAGCAAAGCACATAAGGGAAACATTAGGACCGGACGGTGCAACACTGGGACTAAAGGTTAATCCTGACGCTTACATGCGCTTTTTGCTAGAAGAACCAAATCCCTATATGACAGGTCAAATGTTGCAGGAAAAGGTCACAACTCAGTTGCAGCTCAACAACAATGCGTTTATTTACATCAACAGAGATGAAAATGGATACGCAAATGAGTTATATCCTATACCTGCCATGAGCGCAGAGGCTATTTATGATTCCTCCGGAGAACTGTTCCTAAAATGCACCATGAGAAATGGAAAAACGGTCACATATCCATACGCTGACATAATCCATTTGCGACAGGATTACAACGAGAATGATATTTTCGGGGAAAGTCCGAGAGACGCGCTTCTGCCACTTATGGAGATTGTGAACACCACTGATCAAGGGATAGTTAAGGCTATTAAAAATTCTATGGTCATTAAGTGGCTAATGAAGTTCAAGAGTGTGTTAAGGCCAGAGGATCGCGACATGGAGGTTAGTAAATTCGTCGAAAACTTCCTGAGCGTTGACCGGGGAAGTGGGGTTGCCGCCTCTGACCCTAAGTATGATCTTGAGCAAGTAGAGGACAAGCCATACGTCCCGAACGCAGCACAAATGGACAGGACAATTACAAGGCTTTACAACTTTTTTGGAACCAACGAAAAAATAGTTCAATCTAAATACTCAGAGGATGACTGGAACGCTTATTACGAGTCAGAGGTCGAACCTTTAGGACTTCAAATGGGTGGAGAGTTTACGAGAAAACTATTCAATCGGAGAGAAAGAGGATTCGGAAACTCAATAATATTTGAAGCGTCTAACTTGTCTTATGCGAGCATGTCAACAAAGCTTAATCTTGTTCAATTTGTCGATAGGGGAATGATGACACCAAACGAGGTCAGGAGAGTAATGAACCTCGGTCCGATAGATGGCGGAGATCGTGTGCTTCTCAGGAAAGACACTGGAGTTGTAGCGTAGGGAGGTGATAACAAATAATGGCTAAGATAAATATAAAAGGACCGATAATTTCTAGCCAGCAACAATGGATTTATGATTATTTTGGCATTGAAGCAACATCCCCGGCTAAAGTCAGCAAGATCCTAGATTCTATCATGAGCAATGAGGACCTAGAAATTGAAATCAACTCTAATGGTGGAGATATTTCAGCTGGGAGTGAGATTTATACAGCCATAAGAGGATACAGCAAAGGTAATAAGAAAGCCAATGTTGTCGGTAGCGCCTTTAGTGCTGGATCCGTCGTTGCAATGGCCTGCGAGTGTTATATGTCACCAACAGCAATGATGATGGTCCACAAGGTATCCACAGGAGCCGAGGGCAACAGCGACGATATGGATAAAATGTCACAAGTCCTAAAAGTGGCAGACCAAACCGTTGCGAACGCTTACATTGCAAAGTCGGGAATGTCCATGAAAGACGCCTTAAAGATGATGTCTGAAGAAACGTGGCTCACGGCTCAACAGGCTAAAGACAAGGGGCTGATTGATGGGATCATGTTCGAGGGAGAGCGAAGCACACAACTTGTCAACTCGTTCGGTAACGTGATACCTCTCGAAATCATAAATAAAATGCAAAACGAGAGGCTCCGCAATTTGAGCAAAGAAAAATTGCAAAACAAATTGAATTATTTAAAATTGAAAGGCGTTGAATAACTTGAAATTCGCAAACAAACAAGACTATTTAGACCAAAGATCCGTACTTATGAACTCTATCCAAACCATGATGGACTCGGCAACCTCTGAGGAAATCACAACCAAGATGTCAGATGTTGAAACGATGGATAACGCATGGGGAGAACAGGCTAAGGAACTTGCTAATAAAGCAGCTTTAGAGAATAAGCTGAAAGTGCTTAATCTCGAAAACAAGGGAGTGAATATCGTGGGTAAGGTTATCGATTCAACAAATTCAGCCACAAGTGACGACATGTTCGCGTCCGTAGACTACAGAAAAGCCTTCATGAACAATGTAATCAAGGGAACCGCGATTCCTAGCCAATTCTCCAACGTGGATGCAAGCACAACCACAGGAGATGTCGGAACAGTGATCCCGACAACCGTAATGGAGAAGATCGTTGAGAAACTAGAAGCAACCGGGATGATCCTCCCGTTAATAACTCGCACAGCCTATAAAGGTGGAGTAGCAATTCCCCTTTCCACGGTTAAGCCAGTAGCAACATGGGTGTCGGAAGGATCAACGAGCGACAAGCAGAAAAAGACAACCGGGAGCATCACTTTTACTTACTTCAAACTTCGTTGTGCCGTATCAGTCAGCCTTGAAGTGGAAAACATTACCCTGGCCATCTTTGAAAGCGCATTAATCAACAACATCACAGAGGCAATGGTTAAGACTCTTGAGCAATCTATTATCAGCGGAGTTGGCACAACTCAGCCACTTGGTATTCTAGCCGAAACCCCAGCAGCAGGACAAGCGCTGGAAATTGCAAACGCTACAGCATTAGGATATAGCCATTTAATAGCGGCAGAAGCAGCATTACCCCTAGAATACGAACAAGACGCTGTATGGTGCATGTCCAAGAAGTCATTCATGGCATTTATCGGAATGGTTGACACACAGAAGCAACCCATTGCCCGTGTAAATTATGGTATTAGTGGCAAACCGGAACGGACTCTGTTGGGAAGAACAGTAGTTTTAAATAACTATGTAGGTTCTTATCTTTCAACAGTGGCGGCGGATACATTATTCGCCTTTCTATTCAACTTCAAAGATTATATCCTAAACACCAATTACCAAATGACTCTCAAGAAGTATGAGGACAATGAAACTGACGATCAAGTCACTAAGGCTATCATGTTGGCTGACGGTAAGGTTGTTGACAAGAATTCACTCGTAACTATCACCAAAACACTGGCATAATATAGGGGCCTCGGCCCCTTATCCTCATAAGGAGGGATAGTGTGATACTAGATAAGGTTAAATTAGTGCTTAGGATTGATGATACTATCTTGGACGAGGATATCCAGGAAACGATTGACGCTGCAATGGCTGATTTGAAACTATGTGGCGTGCTTGAATCAAAGATCGTCGAAACAGATATGTTGATTCTGAGGGCAATTAAGACATTTTGCAAAGCTGAATATAGTTCAGACGATAAAGAATATGCCAGGTATAGCGAATCATACGCCATGATCAGAAATCACCTAACCATGTCGATTGATTACAATTCAATTCCGGTGGTAGTAGTATGAGGATTGGAGAGTTAATCAACAGAATCGATATCCAGAGTTATACCCGAACTGAAAATGAAGTTGGGGAAGAAGTTAAGCAATGGCAACTTTATGTTCCCCTATGGTCAAAGTTTTTTAATAGTAGTGTAAAGGATCAACTCAAAGCGGGCAAAGACGCACCGAGTATCGTGTATGAAATCGTAATAAGGTACAGAAACGACATTGATACAACTATGCGCGTAGTTTACAAAGGCAAAAACTACAACATAGATCATGTCGTTAACTGGAAAGAGCAGAACATTGAAACGCACCTATTTTGTACCTTGATTGAAGAAGGTGTCTACAATGAGTAACAGCGACTTTGAGATAACAGGATTAACCGAATTCGAGAATGATCTATTGAGGGTTATCGGTAAAAAGTTCCCCGCTGAGGCTAAAAAGTTTTTAAGGAAACAGGCCAATCTCGTAAGAAAGCAAGCAAGAGCCGACACCCCAAAGGATAGCGGGTACACCAGAAAGCACTGGAAGGTATTTGCTAAGGGCAAGAGGACGGTAACGGCTAACTTTATCGAGGCTAAGGTTACTAACGATGGTCAATTATCTCACTTGCTAGAAAATGGTCATCAGATTGCAAATCAATACGGCAAGTATGGATTCCAGCCAGGCATACACATGCTTGAAAAGGCTGTGACTAAATTGGAAGCAAGATTCGACACCGAACTAAGTGCCTTTATTAGTCAGGTCATGGAGGAGTTGGCCATATGATCGGATACGTTGACATTAAAAAGTCAGTAATCGATGTCCTAAAACTTAAAGCCAGCTCCGTAAAAGTTGTCGCCACCGAGGAACTAAGTGGGTTTGATAAACCTGCTTTTTTTGTGCAAATGATGCCCATTAGTGATATATCCTCCATCGACTACGAGGAAAAGCTCCTATCCATTAACATCCATTACTTTTCAGAAGAAAAGACGGATCTGGCTAACTTAAAAATGGTCGACCAATTAAACAAAGCTTTTTTCAACACTCTGAAAATCGGGGATCGGGTAATTACCTTGAGCAACAAGAGGCACCAAATCACAGATAACGTCCTACAATTCAAGTTTGATCTTGAATTACTTAATGACCTTGACGCTATCGAAGTCAACGGCGAATGGGTAATGCCTACGGTGCTCGATGAATCATTAGGTTACACCGAGGTATCAGTCGAACTCATGCAAGAACTAGAAATCAAGGAGGAGTAAACATGGGATTACCTCAAATAAATATTGCGTTTCAAACCCTAGCAGTAACGGCCATCGCCAGAAGCGCAAGGGGGATCGTTGCTTTAATCTTAAAGGACTCAACGAATGTAATATTCGACACTAAAATCTATACAGATGTTATCCAAATAGATCCCGATGATTGGACAGTTACAAACCTCGATTACATCAAGAAAGCTTTTTTAGGAAGCCCAAGGATGGTAATTGTAGAGAGGTTAGCGGTGGACGCGGTGGATTACAACGCGGCTCTGGCGAGATTGACTAATAAAAAATGGAATTATGGCGCTATACCTGGCATTGTCACGGCAGACGTAGCAACAATTTCTACATGGGTAAAGACACAGCGTGACACAAACAAAAAGACGTTTAAATTTGTACTGCCTAATAGTATTTCGGACCACGAAGGCATTATCAACTTCGCCACGGATGATTTAGCCGTAGGCGCTAAGACCTACACAACCGAAGAGTATTGCTGCAGGATCGCGGGTATCTTGGCAGGTCTCCCATTCACTAGAAGCTCAACCTATTTTGTCCTGGACGAAGTCGAAAGCATCACCGAAACTTCCACTCCGGACGCTGATATCGACGCTGGGAAACTCATCTTGATCAACGACGGTGAGCATATCAAGATTGGTCGAGGCGTGAACAGCCTTACAACGACAACTGTAACCAAGGGTTCTAAGTTCAAAAAGATCAAGATCATGGAAGCAATTGACCTCATGCGCGAAGATATTCGAGACACCTTTGACGCTGAATATGTCGGCAAGATCAACAATTCTTATGACCATAAAATTCTATTTATCACAGCGGTCAATGCTTATTTCAAGGGCCTCCAAGGCGATGAAGTCCTAGACCCTAACTTTACTGCGTTGGCTGAAATCGACATCGATGCTCAGGAGTTATACCTCCAATCAACCGGTACTGATACTAGCTTATTAACGGCAGCCCAAATCAAAGAGTACAACACCGGCAGCAAGGTCTTTATCAAGGCGAGTGGCAGTCCGTTGGATGCGATGGAGGACTTAGACTTCACAATGTTAATCGTATAGGAGGGTGAAACATGGCAAAGCTCAGAGGTAACAACCAGATAAACGGTTCGTGGGGCCAAGTTTGGATGGACGGAGAATTAGTATTTGAAGTAGAATCCTTTGAAGCAAAGGTAACTGCTAATAGGGAAACTGTAATTATCGGTATGGATGAGGATTCCAAGCTTACTGGCCTAAAGGGTGAAGGCGCAATCAAGGTCAAGAAAGTATTCGACAGAGGCAAGAAGGCATTATTGGAAGCGTGGAAAAAGGGCGAAGATCCACGGAGTACACTTGTCGGGAAGTTGAAAGATCCAGATACGGTTGGCAAACAATCATCGCGGGTTTCCATCGGTAACGTATGGTTTGACGAACTGACATTAATGCAATTTGAACAAGCTAAAAAGCTTGAAGACGAGTATAAATTCGGCTTTACTCCGAGCGATGCCGATTACCTTGACACTATCGACGTTCAATAAGAAGGGATGATTCACCATGGAAGTAAAGAAAAAGTTAAGCATAAGTGATTTGATTGCCAATGCAGAAAAGATTAAGAGCAAGAAAGCGGAGACTAGGGAACTTTACGTTAAGTCCCTGGATGCCACAGTTACGATCACTAAGCCAACGCGGTCCGTTATCCTTGACAGTAATGACCTGGGCAACGAGGGCGCAAACCTCTTCTTGACTTATGAGTGCGTAACCGATCCTAGCTTCAAGGATTCTGCATTACAGAACACATATGGTGTTACAGGATATGAAGTATTAGAACAAATATTAGAACCGGGAGAAGTTGACAACATAGCGAAGGAAATAATTAAATTTGGTGGATATACTGCCGACAATATAAGTATTGTTGATTCTGTAAAAAACTAATAAAGGGTAATTCAGACGTTTATCTTGTGCATTATTTTTTCAAAAAAGGGCATTCGCTGGATTACCTTTTGAATTTATCAAATCAAGAGAAGATTTTCCTTGAAGCAAGTATGATGTTGAGCTTTGAGGAAGATCACGAAAAATGGAAGCAAGGTCACTTAGTCTATTTTGGCAAGTGACCTAGCTCTTTTTTAAGGTGGTGAGACTATGGCAGACCACGAAATAGGTGCCATCCTGACACTCAGGGACAACATGAGCGCCACCCTTAGGGGTGTTAGGGGAGAGCAAGCGGCATTCAGACAAGATACGACGGATACGCAGCGAGTTGTTCGTGAACCTATGAATTTTAGGGTTAATGCGGCGGCTGCGGCAAAGGCAATCACAGGAATAGCTTTGGCAGCAGGGGCGGCGGTCTTAGCGGCTGGAGGACTTGCGGTTGCGTTTAGTGATGATCTGCAAAAGTCCATTAACGGAGTACAGTCAGCCACGGGTGTAGCTGACGAGATGATGGGTGATATGCGTACCGCAATGTTAGCTATCTATAACGATAATTTTGGGGAGAACTTTGAGGAAATAGGAAAAGCAATGAGTCTCATTAACCAACAAACCGGATTAGCTGGGGACGCCTTGAAAAAGACAACAGAAGACGCTCTTGCACTGAAGGATACCTTTGGGTTGGAGGTAGCTGATAGTATCAAGGGCGCTAATCAACTAATAAAGCAATTCGGAATGGATGGGAACACAGCCTATAACCTAATAGCCCAGGGAGCGCAATGGGGGCTGGATTCCAACGGAGATCTACTCGACACCCTGAATGAGTATAGCGGGACATTCCAAGCACAAGGATTCAGTGCAGAAGAAATGTTTAACATGATTTCTAATGCGTCACAGTCTGGGATTAGGGACTTGGATCTTGCCGCTGATGCGATAAAAGAATTCGGTATTAGGTCTAAGGACGGAAGCACAACGTCGGCAGCTGGGTTCGAAGCGTTGGGATTAAATGCGGCTAAAATGACTAAAGCCTTCGGAGCGGGTGGAGATACGGCAAAAGCAGCCTTCGACAAAACAACTAAGGCACTTTTCGCAATGGAAAATCCGGTAGCACAAAACGCCGCAGGGGTCGCATTGTTTGGTACCCAATGGGAGGATATGGGGGCTAAAGGTATTGAAGCCCTAACTAATACTCAGGGCGAAATAAGCAAGTCCGTTGACGCGCTAGGTAAAATAAATGCAGTGAAATACAATACCTTTGGCGAGGCAATGGAAGGTATTAAACGTAATTTGCAGACTGGTTTGCTTGTCCCATTAGGGCAACAATTACTCCCTAAGATGAATGAACTAGCTGGATGGGTAACAACTAACATGCCTAAAATACAAAACGAAATTTCGTTTTCATTTAATACCGCAGGGGATGCCATCAAAGCAACAGGCACAGCGTTAACGGAAACAAAAACATTCTTTCAAGCCCATTGGAATGTCGTATCCCCAATACTTGCAGGTATAGCAGCGGGGGCCGGGGCGTTTTACCTGATTACAGGGGCTATGAAAGTATGGAAAGCTGTAACCGAAGCGGCAACTATTGCTCAAGGAATATTTAATTTCACTTTATCTGCAAGTCCCATTGGTAAAGCGGTTGTGATAATAGGATTATTGGTAGCCGCAGGAGTGCTTCTATATCAAAACTGGGATTGGTTATCTGCTAAAGCTGGGGAAGTAGGAAAAACAATCGGAAATGCTTTTAAGTCAGGCGTAAATGTAGCTGTCGATGCTATTAATTGGCTAACAGATAAACTAAATGTGGTCCTTGGTTTAATTGGAGTAAAAATCCCTAGTGTAGCTCATGTTGCATTAGACACTACCAATACCACTGGGGTTGGCAGTAATCAGCGGATCGGCGGAAACGCAAAGGGAACAGACAATTGGCGCGGCGGTCCAACATGGGTTGGTGAAGAGGGGCCAGAGATTCTCAATTTACCAAGCGGTAGTAAGATAACACCTAATGATAAAATCCCAACCGGCGGTAAATCTAGCGGTGTAGTCATTCAAATGAATGGCACTATCATCAGAGAAGAAGCAGATATCCATAAACTTGCAAGCGCAATCGTAACCCAACTTGACGCAGCGGCCTCGAATATGTAGGAGGTATGAAAGTGGAATTTTGGTTAAAGCAAGGAAATAATAGCCTCCAACTCCCCGTGCCTCCTCCTAGTTACACAATCAAGAAAGCTTTGAATAACAGCACTGTTATAGTTGAAGGATTGGGCGAAGTAAGTTTCATTGGAAAGCCAAAACTAGCGGAGATACCAACAATTCAATCATTCTTCCCAAAGCGGATTTATAGCTTTTGCCAGTACAAAACGTTTCCGACACCCAAAGAATGTACGGATCTCATTGAAAAGTGGATGGCAAGCGGGAAACCGATAAGATACCTAGTAACTGGCGCCATAAATACGGAGTGTACAATTGAGAGTTTTGAATATGGTGTGCGTGATGGCACAGGAGATGTCTATTTTAGCCTTGACCTTAAAGAGTACAAGGTGATTGCCTTATGATTCAATTGTTCAGTCTCTACAATGGGGCCGTAACCAACATAACAAACGTAGTTAAAAGTATAAGTTGCTCGGGAGACAAGGCACAAGCGGCAAGAAAGCTAGACGTAACGCTGGCGTATCCAATTTGGGACCGTAACCAACCAAGAACGCAGATAGCACCAGGAACCAAGGTGTGGTTGCTGTTTGATGGAAAAGAGATATTCAGAGGGATAGCATGGGAACGAGAAATAAACTCAGCCAGCGAGGAACTAACCTTCCCGGCCTACGATTATTTAATCTATCTGACCAAATCAAAGGTTACCTTTAATTTTTCAAACATCACTCCCGAAGATGCAACGAGAGAGATATGTGCAGAACTTGGGATAGATATTGGCGATATTGCGTCCGCTGGAATCAAGGTAAACAGGCTCATTGCCCAAAAGACAGGCTATGAAGCCATTATGGAAATGTATACTCAAGCGTCGAAAACGAACGGCAAGCAATACATTCCTATCATGGATGGAGCAAAAATATCTGTGATCGAAAAAGGCAAGGTTGTTGCTGATTATACCCTGCGTTCTAGGCTTGACGGAATTGGAAATAACATCTTGAGTGCAAGCTATCGTGACACGATGGATGGCATGATCAACAAGGTTAAAATCTACGACGACAAAAACAACTATACCGGAGAAGTCAGCAATGACGGTCAGATAAGTGATTACGGATTACTCCAAGACAACTACACCAAAGAGACTGACAAGGACAGCGTTACGGTCGCTAACGGAATGCTGACAGGAATAAAGCAAGACGTGACTATTCCAGCTCTAGGGAATTGGGATTGCCGTACAGGATATGCCGTGAACACGGAAATATTTTATGTTAGCACCTTGCAAAATGCGGTGATGTTTATCAATGGAGATACCCACACGTGGGAGCCAGGAACTGGAAAGTATACGATGTCCTTAAACTTGAGTTTCGACAACAAAATGGATAGTAAGGGGTGATATTATCAAGAACCCATACAGCGGACTAATTAACCACATGAGAGAGCAAGGGGGAAAGAATAACACCCCTTATGTCCAAGAGGGAGTAGTTATTTCGGTAGACCCACTGACCATAAAACTGGGCGATTTGCAGATTGGCAAGGAAAACCTTTTAATTGCAGATTATTTGCTTCCTAACTATACGCGTAAAATAAGTATTCCGGCAACCATAGCCACAGGAAGTACAACTGAAGAAAGTATCACAAGCGTAGGTATACCGGACGGCGAAATTATTCTAACCGATGGTCTAAAAGACGGTGAAAGTGTGGCCTTAATACCAACGCTAGATGAACAGAAATATTTCGTGCTGGCAAGGGTGGTTAAGTTATGAGCATATTCCCCTTGGAAACTATAACGGTAAGTGGTGCGATTGCATCAACAGTGACTACATTGACCGAGTTACCACTCGCTAAGGAATACGCATGGGACTTTGAAAACAATGATTTCCTTCTTGTCGATGGAAAAAATGTGTTTGTAACGGGTAAAGAAGCGGTCAAGGTTTGGATATGGAACGTACTGCAGGTACCCTTGGGTAGATACAAAGCTTATACCTCTGATTATGGCCATCAATTCGAGACGCTAATAAACTACAACCTTTCAAAATCAGCATTAACCTCAGAAGCCGAACGTTTTTTGAAAGAAGCGTTGCTAATTAACCCATATATTACGGGTATTAAAAATATCGAGGTTAGCATTGATGGAAGCAAAGCAGATGTCAGCTTTACGGCAGACACGCTCTACGGGGAGGTGATTGTTAATGTTTAGCGAACCAAGCCCGACAATATTAAACAGAATGCTGGGCAATGTTCCTTCTGACGTTGACATTTCTCAGGGATCTGCAGTCTATAATGCTCTTTCTCCTGTAAGCCAAGAGGTCTCGCTAAGCGAATTGAAACTTGATGAAGTACTCAAGATAGTGTTCGCCGAAACCGCAGCAGAGAACGGTTATTCAGCAGAACTCGAATTGAAGTGTAGCGAGTTTGGGGTAACGAGAAAACCCGGAACATACGCAACCGGGCAAGTTACTTTCTCAGGAGTAGAGACAACCCCTATTCCACTAGGGACAACGGTTCAGACTCCTGGCGGATCTCGGCACGCTACTACAACGGCTGGTGTAATTACAAGTGGAATTGCAACGGTCTCCATACAGTCCGTAGGAGTTGGAGTGTCTTACAACGTCCCATCAAATACAGTTATTCAAATCCCAACAGCGATAAGCGGAATCACCGGAGTTAATAACTCAAGCATTATTACTGGCGGTACAGAAGTCGAAACGGATGACGCCTTGCTCCAAAGACTATTGGTCAAAGTTCGTAACCCTGCAACCTCTGGAAACTCGGCTCACTATTTACAATGGTCCCTAGAAGTACCGGGAATAGGATCGGCTAAGGTATTTCCCTTGTGGGATGGAAGCGGAACAGTCAAGGTGTGTGCCATAGATAGCGATATGCAACCACTTTCAGAGCCATTGGTTACGGCTCTAGGTACCTATGTAGAGAGTGTTCGTCCCATTGGGGCAACGGTGACCTACGAGAGTGCAGAAGCATTGCCTATCGATCTGAGCGCGAACGTCACAAGGGATACGGCATATACCGAGGCGCAAATTCAGGCGGCGGTAATAATTGCAATTACGAACTATCTAAAAAGCATTGCATTTAAACAAAGCTATGTAAGTTATGCAGTCATCGGCTCCGCTATTCTTGGCACTTTTGGAGTCTTGGATTACGACACGTTAGTTGTGAATGGTGGCACGGCTAATGTAGTAATCGGGGATGAACAGGTAGCGATAATCGGGACGGTGACAGTCGTTGCTCCTTAAAGATTACCTGCCACCAAATTTAACGAGTACCGATATTTTCAAAGCTATCTTAAGCCAAGAACAACTAGAAGTTGATGGTATAAATAATTCTATCCGAGGCATTATTGATCAATGTTTTGTAGATACAGCAACGTGGGGCCTTGACTATTGGGAGAGTTTTCTCGGGATTGTCACGGATCACGCCAAGGACGAAGCTTATAGACGGACTGTCATTAAGGCCAAGATCAGGGGATCTGGTACTGTAACCGTCCAATTAATCGAGAATGTTGCAAATAGTTTTGCTAATGGTTCGGTTGCAGTAATTGAGCATTCAACAATTTACAGCTTTGAGATTAAATTTACAAGTGCAAAGGGTATCCCTCCTAATTTGTTGGATCTCCAAAACGCAATTGAGCAAATAAAACCCGCTCATTTGGCGGTTACTTATACATTTACTTATAACACAAATGCCATGTTAAGCGCCTACACTCACGACCAATTAAGCGTCTATACCCATGACCAATTAAAAACAATCTAGGAGGTGGTTAGGTGTCTGATATTACAGTTAATTATGGCCTTGTGAAACCTTTGGGGACAGAAAACTATGACGTGAATATACCAAACGCGAACATGGATATTATCGATGGGCAATTAAAAACTAATTCAATCGCAATTGCAACCAAGGCAAGCGCCTCTGATTTAGTAGCAACCAACGCTGACCTTACTGCGCATTTGGCGGATTCTGCGTATCAAGTCGCAGGAGGAACGGCAACCGCTATAACGCTAACAACCGCAGCTTTAACTGATGGGTATGCTAAAACTTTTGTTGCTTTAGCCAACAACAGCGGATCAGCAACAACCATAAATACTAAACCACTGTATAAGCCAAACACAACGACTGCCCCAAATCTCATCGCCGGAAAAGCGTATACAGTCTGGTACAACTTAGCAGGTAATTGTTTTTTTATCAAAGCTAGTGCAGAGGGAAATACCGTTGTTGGACATGTACTAGCAGGAGATACGTTCAGCAACGACAGTGACACTGGGTTAGTTGGAACGATGCCAGAACAAGGCTCACCAACAATCACGCCATCCAGCGCAGGTGATATAGCTATTACGGCAGGGCATTACACAGGAGGGACTGTTAAAAAGGCATATGCTGTGGGCTCTGCAATTACAGATAATAGTTTAGTGATTACTTCTGGGGGGTTAGGTGTTCAAGTTTGGGCTTTAACAGATGTAGGGTACGGTCAATCCATAGCGGTTGATTCGTCTGGTAATGTATATGTAACTTATGGCAATTCGGCAGGGACAACTGTTGTAAGAAAACTGAACTCATCGGGTGCTCAGATATGGGCGCTAACAGATGTTGGCACACCTACTGGCATAGCGGTAGATACTTCTGGTAATGTATATGTGGTCTATCAGGCAGCGAATGTAGTTAGAAAATTAAACTCATCGGGAACTCAAGTCTGGTCATTAAGCGATGTAACAAAACCCACTAGCATAGCAGTTGATTCATCATTTAATGTCTATGTGGCTTATTATAATGTAAGCGGGACAACAACGGTAAGGAAAATGGACTCAACAGGCGCACAGATATGGGCATCCAGTGATGTAGGATATGGTCAATCAATATCCGTAGATACTTCTGGTAATGTATATGTGGCTTACAACAATACAGCAGGCACAACTAGCGTAAGAAAACTGAACTCATCAGGAACTTCAGTTTGGTCTATTTCCGATGTGAGTACCCCCAGAGGCATAGCGGTTGATTCGTCTGGTAATGTATATGTAACTTACTACGGCTCAGGGAAAACGGTGAGAAAGTTAAATCCATCTGGAGTTGAGATTTGGTCATTGAGTGATGTGGCGAATGGCCTAAATGTCGCTGTAGATTCATATGGTAGTATTTATGTCACGAACACATCAAATTCGGTAAGAAAATTAAACTCATCAGGAACTAAAGTATGGGGGTTAACAGATGTTGCAAGTCCCGTTGGTATAGCAGTAGATACTTCGAGCATTGTCTACGTCGCATATAGTAATGGCGTGGGAACAACTAGTGTAAGAAAGCTGTATGGCACAATCAATTATTCTGTAACTTCATAAAGGGGGAAATAAAATGATATTTTTGGGAAATTTGACAATTATTTATTCAACAAAATCACAAGTAGGAATGATCCACAATATGCCGTTAGACCCCGTTAATGGAATGAACATGACTCAAGCACAATTAGAGGCCATAGGTATCTTGGTCGATTCAATTCCAGAGCCACAACCCCCAACAGGGGAACAGGTTTCAGGGATGTTTGTTGACCCAACCACAAAGACTGTAACTTATGAATACGCAACTCCACCCGCTACACCTGAACAACAGCTTGCAGATTTGCAGTCTCAGAACGCTCAAATGATTCTAGATCTTGTGACAGGAGGTTTGATGTAAATGGATTGGGTTAAAATTTGTACTAACTATTATAAAGCTGGATACTACAATGACACATCGTTAAAAACTTTCGTGGTAAAAGGCAAAATTACAGAAGCAGATTATCTAGCAATTACAGGAATTACTTACGTTGCTTAATACGCTATAGACGCATGTAGTTGAGTAAGCAAACCATAAAAATGGCATAAAAAGAACGCCCCGAAAGGCGTTATTGGACTAAGTATTGGTGATGAGATTGTTTCCGTTTTTCGTCGGTCAGGTTTGTATAAATCATAGTCGTGGCTGGATCAGAATGGCCTAGTAGTGCCTGTACAGCTACCAACTCAGCGCCGTTATTTAACATCAAAGTTGCGAAGGTGTGTCTAAATATATGGGGATGGACGTTTTTCACTACTCCGGAACGACCCGCAATGATCTTAATTGATCGCTGGATCCCATTGCCCGATAGCCTCCGATAAGGCTGTCGCTCGGTGATAAACAATGCGTCTACGTTGTCCGTTCTCCGCATGAGGTATTTTCGCAAATGATACATGGCTTTAAAACTAAAATATACTGCCCGCTCCTTATTTCCCTTGCCAACCACCAAAACTGACATAGCTTGATAGTCTATGCTGTTACGGTTCATTTGCTGTATTTCAGATAGCCGGCCACCTGTAGCATATAGGACCTCGACCAAGGCTCTTTCTCTTGGCGTGATACAAGCTTCTCTTATCATTTCTAGTTCTTCGATAGTCAATGCCTTAGGAACTCGTTGTTCCTTCCTTAATGGCCTGATTCTCTTAGTAGGATCTCTGAGGATAATCTCCTCGTTGGCAAGCCAGCCGAACATGCTTTTGAGAACAGATAAGCGGCGCGAGAGTGACGATGTTTTAAGATGTCCGAACTCGCCCAGGTAGATGCGGAGATCCGCTGTGGTGATTTCGCTAGTCGCTTTTTGAACGTATTTAGCAAGGATCTTTAACTCCAATGCGTAGCTATCCAAAGTTATTTTGCTTAGACCCTCAAGACGTTTTCCGGCTAGGAATAGATTAATCTTTTGCTGTAAGTCGGGGTTCCCACTGGCTATCAAGGCGGGTTTAATATCGTATTGAGTAAGAATTATGGAAAGAGCTTGTTTAAGTTCTGACTTGTCGTCTTTAGTACTAAACGTTGCAATGGAGCTCATCGTCTGATCTAGTAGGACTTCGGCGGTTGAGCTAAGGGGATGTTCTAACATAAGTACGCTTCTTTCTTTTGCTCGGAGCGCCTGTTATAATATCAATAAGACGCTCCGGCGTTTTACTATAAGCACTCGTTCAATGCTGGCCGGCGGAGACGAGTGCTTTCCTGTTGCTCACAAACTCGATGAGTAAACATCCATTTTTCTAAGGGCTTTGAGTAGTAGTATTCCTTGCCACATTTACTACAAATGCAGTTATAATATTTTTGATCCTTTGCGGTAATTCCGCAGCAAGTTAATTGTTTCAAGCCAATCGTTCCCTTCATGCCGATATTAGCCCAGGACGGCCTATAATTATTCGGGCTTAACTTTCCTTGGCCTTCCGCCAAGCTTTCCGTTTTCTCGGGACGCTGAGGACTTTGCTTCTGTTTTGGCAGATCCGCCAAGTTTGCCCATTTTAGATGCGGTAACATTGAGGTTACAACCTATTAGGTATCTAGGATCAGCATCCAATTTTTCAATCATCAAATCTAATACTTTTTGAAATGAACGAATTTGGGTATCGGTAAATCCTTCTGTTGGATCAGTCGTCCAATCTTGAAGAATGCCCATAATGTGACTGTACAATCTTTCGTAATCCATGGCGTTTCCCCCTTGTTTTTTTCATCTTAACTTATTATAACCTAAACGCTTAGGTTATTCAATAGCTAAAAGAGAATATTTCAAGTTTATTTTACCGTCAATACGACGGCTATTTTTATGCCTAAAAGGAGAGAGTAGATGATTAGTTCAGAGCGTGATCCGCCATTGAGCCGCAGAGGCTTATTTTTTATGGGTTTTATGAAGAGGGGCGAAGGCCAGAGAGAAGGTGGATGTCCATGGATGCAGATACAGCAATTGCGGTACTCCAAGAGCGTGTAAAGTTTTTAGAGGGACAAATTAGTGCCATCCAATGTGATGTCCGAGACAAATTCGAGCGAGTGGAGGCCAAGCTAGACACAGCCCTTGCAGCAATACAGGCCGGCAGACCTACGTGGTCAATCGCTTTGCTTATAGCGGGCCTAATGACGGTCTGCACAGGCTTGATTGTTTACATGGCCACGCATTAAAGGAGGGGTGAAATTAAATGAACAAGCCTGATATGACATGGATCGGATCACCGAATCATTACGCTGCATCCGATAAGCAAGAGACTGTAGCGATTGTCGATCACATCATGAGCGGGACATTAGTGGGCACAGACTCGTGGTTTTTGAATCCAGCAAGCAAAGCCAGCTCTCACTACGGAGTAGGAAAGAACGGAGAGATCCATCAATACGTTGACTTAGATTGCCCAGCATGGGCTAATGGTGTGGTTAATAATCCCGATTGGTCATTACTCCCAAGCAACAACCCAAATAAGCACACAATCAGTATTGAACACGAGGGAGAAAGCGGGGACGTAATGCCCGAAGCTCAGTACCAATCGACGCTTGCCCTGCATCGGTGGTTGATTTGGGTGACAGGATTGCCCGTGAACAGAGACAGGATAATAGGCCATTACCGCATTGACTCGGTAAACAAGGCCAATTGCCCAGGCTCTGGATTTCCATGGGACCGATTGTTTAAGGATTTGGAAGGGGGTGAGGATGTGTTAGCAAAGGCAGTTTTATTAAACACCGACGAGGATTATTGGGCAGGAAAAGATGTAATAGCCGTAAATGGTAATTGTGCGTTCTTTGTACGAGGATCCGATCGATCAGTACCAGCCGATGCGGAGAGTGCTAAGCAATTGATCGTGATCGGTGGGGGAACAACTGGTCATGGGAACGAAGTACTCCTCTCGGGGAACGACAAATACGACACAGCTGCAGCTGTTAAAAAGTATCTAGGTTAAATTGGTAAGCGCTTGCCAAAATGAAAGGAATTGATTTTAAATGACTCAAACAATGATTAACTATCTGCAATCCTACTGGGGGATCATCGCCACTATCCTCGGGTTTATCGTCTACGCCGTATTCCAGCGTGAGAATGCAAAAAAGATTATCCTGTCAATCATGCTCAGGCTTGAAAAAGAAGCTGAAAATCTCGCGCTAGAGACTGGCGACGCCAAGCTTGAGTTTATCTCCGAAAAAGGTTACCTGTTGTTACCAGCCAACGTGAGATTATTTATCACAGAGGCATCTTTCAAATCCCTAGTTAAGAGCCTTTATGATAAAGCTAAACAATATCTCATCGTCGCAAAGCCAAAAGTGGTCGAGGTAATTGCACCCGTTGAAACAGTAGCTATTGCCGAAACTGTCACACCAGATACAGTCGCGGTTGATTCTGTTGTAGTAACTGATCCGATTGCCCCCGTTTCCGTTCCTAGCCCAATACAACCCATTCTAGACGCTGCTACGGCGGCAGGACAGATTGCATATCAACAAGTTTTGCAAGATTCCATACAAGCTCTGTCAGTAACTAAATAAAGAAATAAAAAATAGCCCTCGGTTTGCGCCGGGGGCTTTCTGTGTTTATGGGGTTATTTAACAACTTCTATGATCGTTGCCTTGACTGACGGTATTGTTGCCTCTGCTCCTAAAACAGTCTTGTAGGTAAATAACCCCTGAGAGTTTCCCCACAAGTTTATTATGTCATCATCCAGTATTCTGCCCTCGCCGGCCTTCTTGGTGTATGTTACGTACATCGTATCTTTATATCCGTTAGACGTTTTCGTGACATCAACTCTCAGGGCTATCTTATCACCAGATTCCTGCACCTGGATAACCTTGCCTGTATACTTTACTTTCTGCCCATCGTTAGCATCAGGAGTCCTGGCCATAGTCTCATAGGGGATGTTCTTCGCATCATCTTTCATTCTTTGGTCTTTAGCCGCCGTGACTGCCTTCTGATCTTCTGCAGCCTTAGCGTCCGCAATTACCTTGTCTGCGGCTACTTTATCCGCATCGGCCTTAATCTCCGCAGAGGTCTTTGCTGCAGGTTGCACTGCTGGATATGTGGCAGAGGTAGCAACCGAGTCTCTACTATTTTTTATTCCGCCATATACGGTCAATGCGATAACCAAATACACAACTGTGGCGATTACCTTTTTCCACGTCTTACCGGACCTGAATCCTGGGACCTTACTCATATTTACTTAAACCTCTTTCCTCGAATTTATTGATAATCTATTCTATCACATAGCAAGACTTTCCTGCGTTACGACATTAATAATCGTTTTACGACAAACAGCAAGACCTTAGCAAAATGCCAAGGTCTTGTTAATGGAAATAGTCAGGCCAAAGATAATCAACCTTTTCGCCCAATGCCTCCGCAATCTCCTGAGCGGTGGACAAGAGGAGGTCTTTCCCATTCGAGATTTGAGATATATGGGATTCTGAATAACCAGTTATTTCCCTTAGCTCTCTTTGGTTTATTCCTTTTTTAATCATAACATCATATAATCTACATCGTTTGTGCCGTTTAGGTTTCCTCAAATTCATCACCGATGATTTAAGTTCAACAAAAATGGCTCTGTTCCTTCGGAAAGAGGTGTATTATGGTAAATTTATACTCGAATGAAATAATTGTGTTATATTGGCAGAATACTTATAGATAATTCGACATTATTTTCACGCATTCGACTAATGATGAAGTATATACTCTAAATTATATAGAAGAGTTAACAAATTTATATCCTCAATCCTAGTATAGGTAGCTATCAGGAGAGGTGATTATGTAATTTTAAGACCATCGACAGTTTTCCCCTTGATAAAACTTGTCCATCAATCTATTATATATAATAGTGAACCAAACAAATGTTCTGAATATAAAAGAACGGATGATCTGTAAGGGGGAAATAACATGGCAAAGAACATGAAGGAAGAAGATAGTT